AATATTATACGGATGGCCTTAGGAACTCCTATTACTATATATTGTACTCCTTACTCCAATTCATATAGACTTATGAAAGAGCTCTCAAGCGGAGTACACAGTCTTATTTACAAAAATGCCATCCAAAGCATAGTCATGACATCAAAACCTCGTCGTTTTAGTCGATAGGAAAAATAACCCGACAGAACCCAGCCCATCTATCTATAAATAAATCCTATAGATTGGTGTTAGACACAGATTCCTTCACCTCATATCTCATCTTAATCCGTCCTCTCAACAACTGAAACCCTAACACAATTGTCTTCTCAGTTTGACTGACGCCATATTCTTTTCCGCTTTCGCCTTATTCACTTCACCTACAGATTACGCTGCGCGGCCTATTCTTCTTAGATTAATAGTTAAAATGGGTTCTCAGTTAGTTAATCCACCCAATGCCTTTAATTATATAGAATCTCAGCGTGATGAGTATCAGCTTTCTCATGACCTAACTGAGATCGTTCTGCAGTTTCCTTCTGCGGCGGCTCAGATAAGCGCCAGGCTCAGTCGCAGCTGTATGAAGATAGACCACTGCGTCATAGAATACAGGCAACAGGTACCCATAAACGCCACAGGTTCCGTCATCGTGGAGATCCACGACAAGAGAATGACGGACAATGAATCGTTACAGGCGTCCTGGACATTCCCGATCAGGTGCAACATAGATCTCCACTACTTTTCATGCTCGTTCTTCTCCCTGAAAGACCCAATTCCCTGGAAATTGTATTACAGAGTGAGCGACACGAATGTTCACCAGAGAACGCACTTCGCGAAATTCAAGGGGAAGCTAAAGCTGTCAACGGCGAAACATTCCGTCGACATTCCTTTCCGAGCACCGACGGTGAAGATCTTATCTAAACAGTTCACAGATAGAGACGTAGATTTCAGCCACGTGGGCTATGGGAAATGGGAAAGGAAATTGATCCGATCCGCATCCACAGTCAAGTATGGGCTCCCAAGCCCAATAACCATTGATCCAGGTGAGACATGGGCTTCACGCAGTACCATAGGGATCGGTCAATCGAGCACCGAGTCAGAGGTAGAGAACGCAACACACCCATATAGAGGGCTCCATAAACTGGGCACCAGCATGTTGGACCCAGGTGACTCGGCTTCCATAGTTGCTGCGAGAAGGGCCGAATCGCATATAACCATGTCCGAGGCACAATTAAACGACCTAGTGAGGAGTGCGGTCCAGGAGTGTATTAAAACAAATTGTATTCCCCCACAGCCCAAATCATTAAGTTAATATGTGATTAATCAATAACAATGTTATTAATGAAAATATGTCTATATGTTTAACCGATGTAATCGAGATCATATGATACAAATGTCGATGCCTTGGACGACGAGTCCGACATCCAACAGTAGTAAACTAACAGGGCGTTCTTGCTTATGTTTGCATAAACACCGTTACATGATTCACGGTCAATATCCTTAAACGTTGACCAACAATTAAAACGCCTGTTAGAGAGGTATGTAGTCCCTTCAAGATCAACCATCAAAGTGTCTTTCTCCACAGATAACACACGTTTGAACACGTGTCGAATGTAAAAGCGGTCTTTCAGGGAGGGTGTTATAGCCAGATTGCCATGACTGTGGATCCTGGCACCGAATAACTCGTCAAACGTGTGCAGACACCCAGATGATCCCAAGTGGGGTTTACGATCTACCACGACCACGAGGGAAAAGACTCCTTCAATCTTTGGGGTTGAACCATCCATGATGACGTCATTGTAAACACGTTCAATCTTCACAGTACCCTTAAAACGGAGTCGTTTTAGCTTGACATAGGACCTGGTTCGGTTAGGCTCGGTCTTACCGAGGCTAGGAAATGTAATAAACGTTGAAATGGCTGAGTTGTGGCCCATTACAAATTCAGGCCCAAACTGGTTCTCGTGTATACGTTGAGTAGACATCTTGCCATCTTCTTGGGCCTTGTTAGTATTACTGGGTCGTCGCTTGAAATCACTTCGTTTAGCTACATAATAACGCTTAAACACGGGATTACGTGTGTAACCTCGTCGCTGATTAGACGACCAACCACGTCTATACCTAATGGGAAACATGTTTTAAAATTGACTAACACACAACTGTTAACTGTAGCTACTCAAACAATAGACGTGCTCAATTAACCTGATATCACCATCTATCACCCGGGAATTTAAACATAAATTCCTTGATCAATTTAACTCTGTAGGTGCAACTTCACTGGTCCAGCTCATCAAGTTCGTACGATGGGACATGGTACCACGACGCTCGCAAATAATTCAAGTTTCAAATTAAAGTGGCTGAATAAATTATATTATTATCCAACGACCAAGATCACATCTCATCCGGTTGGGCAAAAGCGAGCGTCGCGCGAGGAGACAAGCAGACCGAAATGAGTGGACAACATAATGATATGCCTTTAATTCAAATTAAAGGCGCTGAATGAAGGCGGACATCAAAAATTGCGTTTAACTCATTTCGCGGACTCCAAAAAAGCGCTCAATTGAATTGAGCCGGGAGAGGGGGGGGAGTAGCACCAAGGGGGAGGCCCACCAGGGAGAGCGGTATCCAACGGGCACCAGCGCGCCACGTAGGGGGGGGGGAAAAAATCGCGCGGCCATCCGGT